CGCTGCGGTCTCAAGCGCCCTGGCACTGGCCCAGCAGGCGGCACAGGATGCGGCCGCCGCGGCGGATATTGCTGAAAGCGTTCTGGCCAATGGACCTGTGTCGTCCGTAAACGGCCAGGCCGGGGACGTGGCGCTCGGGATCGGCGATATTCCGAACCTCACGGCGCAGCTCGCCAGCAAAGCGGCCAGTAGCCATGGCCATACGATTGCGCAGGTCTCCAACCTGCAATCAACGCTGACGGCGCTGCAAGGCCGGATCGATCTGGTCGATGGCGGTACATATTGAAGGAGGCAGCCGGGATGCGATCCGCCCTGACACAGATGAGCACCAAGCTGGGCATCACCGATGTGCGCGATGTGCAGGTGGGTGAGGTTGTCGATGACGGTGCGGGCGGCTTTGTCCGCGCGATCCGGGTCTTTGGGGAACCCGCAGGATCCGCTGGTCCGGCGCTGATCCTCGAGATCCAGATCCAGTCCGACACGAAAACTGACCTCGATATCACGACACCGACGCTGTCATTCTGAACCTCGGCCAGCCGTCGATCCCAAACATCCAATATACCTTCATGCGCGCCTGACGGCCGCGTGGGGGTTTTGGCTATTCAAGGAGACCCTCTCATGTCTGACCCGACCTTCGGGATATCCATCACGCGGATCGACACTGAGCCGCGCCCGCCCGTCTGGAGCGATATGTCCGTTGTGGGCCTGATCGGCACGGCACCCGATGCCGATGCATCGGTGTTCCCAGCTGACACGCCGGTCTTTCTCTATTCGGACGACGCGACCAAGCTGGCAGCGCTTGGCGTAACGGGCACGCTGCGTGATGCGCTCACGCTGATCAACGCGCAGCTTGGCGAGTTCCAGGTGGCCGCCAAGGTCGTGGTCGTGCGCGTCGAAGAAGGGATCGATACGGACGCGACCATCGCCAATATCGTCGGCGACGGCATCGCGACCGGCCTGCAGGCGTTCATCGCCGCAGGTCCCGAACTGGGCATCATCCCGCGCCTCATCTGTGCCCCGGGCTATACCAGCCAGCGCGGTGTCGGTGAGGCCAACCCGGTCTGTGCGGCACTGCCTGCGATCTGCGAAAAGCTTCTGGCGCATGCGGTCGTCGATGGCCCCGCCACCACCGAGCAGGACGCCATCGATTGGCGAGAGACGATTGCCTCGCAGCGCCTGATCCCGGTCGACCCAGGGGTCAAGGTGTTTGCCGGTGGGGTGAGTGTCGTTCAGCCGCTGTCACCCGCGGTGATCGGCATCGGCGTGCGCCGTGACCATGAAAAACAGGGCCGCCCGTTCCACAGCTGGGCCAACCAGCCGGTGCAGGGCATTGTAGGCCCCTCACGTCCCATCAACTTCTCGCTCACCGATGGCGCGACCGAAGGCCAGCGCTTGCTGTCGGCCAATATCGGCGTGCTCCTGCGCGGTGAAATGGGCGTGGAAAGTGCGATCGGTCAGGGTGGCTTCATCTTCGTGGGCACCGACAACGCAGGCGAGGACGACCTCTGGCGGTTCTACAATGTCACCCGCGGGCGTGACTTCATCCACCTGATGCTGCTGCGCACCCTGCGGTTCTATCTGGGGCGCTTCAATGTCACGGGCCAAACCATCCAGGCGATCCTGAACACGATGGAAACCGGCCTGCGCAATCTCAAGGCCGATGGCGACATCCTCGGCTTCGAGATGAAGTTCACGCGCGATCAGAACACGCCCGAGGAACTGCGCCAGGGCCGCTTCACGGTCAGCTTTGCCGCTGAGGAGGCGCCGGTGCTGCGCTATCTCGGCATCCAGTCCGCGCGCTACCGCCCGGCGTTGGATGCGCTGCTCGACGATCTGCTCGCGCAGGTCGGCACCATCACCGGCTGACCGGCCCGAAACTTGTCCGACATTCAGGAGACGCTCCCATGAGCAATATTTACGTGATGGAGGCCGCAAACCTGTTTTGCGGCGATGAAAACCCCGCGGCCTCCAAGCACCTGACGCTGACCGAGTTGCAACTGCCCAACCTGCAGGAAATCACCCAGGATCATCACCCAGGTGGCTCGCGTGTGCAGATCGAGGTCGCGCTTGGTATCCAGAAGCTGGAGGCCAGCTTCAAGCTTGCGGGCTGGGATCCGGACCTGCTGACGCAGTTTGGCCTTGGGGCCACCGCACGCAAGAAGTTCACCGCCTACGGTTCGGTGCGCGACAAGCGCAATGGCGTGGCCATCGAGGCCAAGGCGGTGCTGGAGGGGCGTTTGGGCACGGCCAATCCGGAGGCGTTCCAGCGCGGCGAGTTGCAGGGCTTTGATTACGCCATCAACGAAATCCTGCATTACGAGCTCTATTTCGAGGGCGCCGAGAAATATTACTGGGACTTTTTCACCACCGACTGGCGCGTCAACGGCACGTCCCAAAATGCAGACGAGCGATCCATTCTGCGCCTTCCCAACGGCTTTTGAGGTGACCCATGTCTGATAGAGCAAAACAAAAGACCGTTTCCCTGTCGGCGCCGGTGACTTTCGAGGGCCGCGAAATCACCGAGATCCGCATGGCCAAGCCGAAGGTCAAAGACCTCAAGCGGATGAACGCGGCGCTCGACGGCATCACCGACCGCCTGGATCAGGGCATTGTCATGGCCTCGGCGCTGACGGGCTATCCGGTCGAGATGATCGAGGACCTCGATACCGACGACTTCACCGCGCTGTCGGAGGTGATTGCGGATTTTTTCCCCAAGGGCACGGCTTCGCCTCCTGGCGATCGGTCGTTGCCGAAACCGCCCACTGGCTGAATACGCCGCTCACGGGTTTTGAAGAGATGGAGTGGTCCGAGGTGGTGCTCTGGCACGCCGAGGCCCGGCGTCTCGCGCGGGCGGCGAAGATGAGGTGACGCGACGCCGTGGAGGCTGTCCCGCGCGTGCTGCGAAGATGAGGTGACCAGATGACACAGCTCACATCCCAACTGGTCATCGAACTGCTGGACCGGGTGACCAGCCCGGCGCGTCGGGCGGCGAATGCGCTGGCGGGCATCTCGAACACGGTCCGTGAGACCAATGGCCAGCCCATCACCTTCGGGGACCGCCTGAACGCGGCCATCACCCGCAACAACCGCGCCTTGGCTGACGCGCGCGGCGGGCTGGTGGATGCAGTGGCCAGCTTCTACGCCCTGCGCGGCGCGATTGGCGCGCCGATCCAGGCCGCCTCGGATTTTGAAAGCGCCATGGCCGATGTGGCCAAGGTGGTGGACTTCCCGAGCCCTGCAGCCTTTGCGCAGTTCCAGCAGGACCTGTTTGCGCTGTCGCGCGACATTCCCATCGCGGTGACGGGCCTTGCCGACATTGCCGCCGCAGCAGGCCAGGCCGGGATCGCTGGTCAGGACCTGATCCGGTTCACGGATGCTGCTGCCCGGATCGGGGTGGCGTTTGATATCAGCGCCGATCAGGCGGGTGGCTCGATGGCCAACCTGATGACGGCCCTCGGGCTGACCATTGATGAGACGGTGTTGCTCGCGGATGCGATGAACCATCTGTCCAACAGCCAGGCCTCGAGTGCGGCGGATATTCTGGACGTGGTCCAGCGTGTGGGCGCGCAGGCGACCATGTTTGGCTTCACGGCTGAGCAAACATCCGCCTTCGCCTCCGCAATGCTGGCAGCAGGCTCGACCAGCGAGGTCGCTGCGACGTCATTCCGAAACATGGGGGCGGCGCTCACAAAAGGCGAGGCCGCCACCGCCGGACAGCGCCGCGCTTTCGCAGCCCTTGGGATCGACGCAGAAGATACCGCCCGCTCCATGCAGGAAAACGCGGTCGAGACCACGATCGACGTGCTTCGGCGCATCGGCCAGTTGCCAGCAGAGCAGCGCGCGGCGATCTCGTCGCAGCTCTTTGGCAATGAGGCCCGTGCGCTCGGACCGCTGCTGACCAACCTTGGCCTTGTCGAGGACACGCTCGGCATGGTGGGGGATCGCGCCAATTACGCAGGCTCGGCTTTTGCAGAGTTTGCTGCCCGCAACAACACGTTCCAGGCCAATATGCAGCGGTTCCAGAACATTCTGACCGAGTTGCAGATCAATATCGGCAATGCGCTGATGCCCGCGATCACGCAGCTCGCCGAAGCCGTCACGCCGCTGATCACCCGTCTGGCCGATCTGGCGAATGCCTATCCGGAGGTGACGCTGGCAGTGGTCGGTGCCACCGCGGCGGTGATCGCCTTCAAAGGCGCCATGGCGGCGCTGCGCTTTGCCGGGCTTCTGGGGCGCGGGGGTGTTCTGTCGCTGATTGCGGCGGGCTATAACAGCATCGGCCGGGCGGCCATCGGGGCGCGCACGGCGGCAAGCTCCATGATCGGATTGCAATCTGCACTGGCGGCCATGTCTGGCCAGCCCCTCGGC